GTTGACTGGGCCACCAAACGCCGTGGGAGTCTCAAACCATGGTCTTCTCAGACCATGATCTGTCTCCCTGGGGTATCTTCGAACGGAAGCACGATCCAGGACATTTTATGTCCTTTCACGTGCCCGCGTCGAACGACACCCCCACTGGGAACTCCATAGAGAGCAGCAGAATATGCCACTCGTGGAGCCCAACGCGAGAGAGGGGTGGTACGAGGAATCGGCGTATAGCCGAGTATCTCGAAACCTTCCCAACCGTCGGGCAGCTTGCGCAGCCTCCATCGGTTGGGATCCTCGTCGTGGATGACTATGTCACCCAGAGACGAGGGACCTCTCAGTCGCGCTATTGCACTTGGCAACTGAGTCAAAGCGTAACGACGCGCCTCTCCGGTAAAGGAGGGACGATCGATGCGCTTCAACCCGTTGATCAAGGCAATCCAGTCCTGTGGTTCATCAAGGTAATTCTTCTGGTAGTGCGGGCGAACCCGGACGCCGTTGAAGAAATCCCCCCCACAGCTTTCTCTAAAAGGCCCGCTTACGAACGTCTTCTTCTCATTCGGTGTAAAGCCGAAGTAAGAGAAGGCACCCATTAGGGTGGAGACTGCTTCTGGATCATTGGGGAAGATGATATCATCCCCATAGCAGAAAGACTGTCCGAAGGTGTTAGACACCTCAAGACATGTCTCTGCTAAGGTCCAGAAGATTAGCGTCTCTAGTTCGAATGTGAAGCCGTTCCCCATGGAGGAGAACTTTTCAAGCCTCACGCTTTTACCATCCACAAGTGTGAATGATGCCCTTAGAGAGTTCAGCAACAGGTACCATTCCTCGGGCAAGAGGAGCTGGACCAGTCTGCGAGCGATTGTATCGCTAGCGTTGCTGAGGTCGACCGTCACAAGACGACCGTGAATAGACCCTTTTCGGGCTAATTCACGGTGGATGTCCTGACCCTGATCGAGGTCTATCCCAAACTTCATTAGGCGGCGTCGGATATGTGTACCCACAGCAAGCTGTAGGGCCACAGAACCGGACGCTTCCTTGCAACAACCCCTGTTCTTTGTCGCGTCTTTAGGGACGCTGAAGAACTCATTGTGGCGAACGAGGATAGGAGGTGCTGTATAGCACCGCCCCCATGCCGTTCGCTCAATGAAAGGGGTTAAGCACTGAGTTTGAGGATAAAGGGTTGGCGTTGTCGACAGTTTGTCGGGTATTGTTATTTTTACACCCTTGTTACTCACAGTGGCACCAGGTGAGAACCTTGGTACGATTTTTCCTGGCAGCGTTCCAAGTACACGACTTATCTTTTTCCGCCATACCGTGATGAACGGTATGACGCGCACATCCGCAGGGCTGAAAGGACCCTGGTTATGGATGAAGCGGGAGAGTCGTGCGTTGGTAGCTGCATTCTGGCGTTCGCAATGCCAGAATGTGTCTAGAGCGCTTTGATGCAAATCCCCCTGTAACGGTGGGGATTTGCGAGCAAAGTCCGTCACGCATGCATCAAGTGCATAGCGTTCAGGGTCGCTGTAGTCACCAGGAGCCACGGCAGACAGTTTTTGAAGCTGCTGCCACTCGCGTGCGTCTGCCATAAGGCGGACTGCTAAACCGCGAGGTGAGTCGACGTTGCTAGCTAGGCGGGCAAGTACCGCACAGACTT